ACATTGCCATTTTCGTCTTCTGTTTGTTAGCATAAATCTTACTTCCTGCAGAAATTGCTAATTTTATTGCTGAAAACCACATAATTTTTACCTTTTACCTCTAATTATTGTAACACCTTGTGTTGGTTTGTCCATTCTTGGTGCAGATGGTATTGTTTTACTTAAAATTGTCTTTTCAATTGACGTATTTGCTCTTAATTTTGCCAATTCTTCGTTTTGATCTAGCTTATCTTCTTGATTTTCTTGTGCCATCATAGCTTTCATCTTATCTAAGTTCAATCTTTCGTCTGCATCCTCTGCTTTTCTTGCATCATTCATCGCTCTTAGGTCTAATTCTCTTGCTTTTAGTTTAGCAATCGGATCATTTCCTAATTGACCCATAATTTTATTCTCTTCTTCCTTAAATTCTTGAGTCATGTCTGCAATTAATTTTGCTTTTCTAGCTTCTAACGCCATAGTTAACGTTAAAATTTGTTGTTGTGTGTTTGGATCTTGTTGCAACATTGGATTTTGTTGAACTGCCATTTGTAATTGCTGTAATTGTTGTAACTCTTGTATAAATTCTATCTCTATTTGTTCTTGTGCCATAAATGCAATGTGTTCAAAAATATTTTTTTCTAATGCACCAAGCACTGCAGGGTTATTTCTAGCTAAATTTGTAGCCATAAAATTTAAGTGTGTTGTAATATGTGATCTATGATCTTGACCTTTGAATGCTTGAAAAGGTTTACCGGACATAGCTAAAATATTTTCAGAAGCTGGGTCCATTGGCATAGGTTGTTGAGGTGGTGGTAATATTTGATCAATATTTTTTACACCAATTGCTTCATACATATCTCTGTATGCTTCATACATGTTGTGTATCTGTGGATTAGACATTGCTAGTTGTAGTTCTGTTTGAGCCAAACTAATTCTTTGAGATTGTGAAAATATGTTTGGATCTGCAACTGGAATAATATCTATCTTATCATCAAAGTCTTGTTGTTTAATCATTCTTTGTGCACCAACAACATCGTAAGGATATTCTGGTGGTAAGTATTGTGAAAATACATCTGCTAATAATTTAAACTCTTGTTTCATCGCAGCATATAATCTTTTGTGTATTGCTGACATAACTCTTGAACCACGTTCTAATAGTGCAATAGTTGTACCCACAGCTGCTTGTTGATTACTGTCTCCAACTTGCATATCAGCAATAGCTGCAAATCTTTGACCTGCTTGAACTACAACACCCATTAATTGTAATAATGTTGCTGATGGTTCTTTGAAAGGTAAAGGCATAAATGCATCTCTTATATTACCACCGGGTGCATCTACATCTCTAAACTCACCAGGTTTAATTGCTTCAGCTTCATCTCTGAGTCTTATACCTCTTTGTTTAAAACCTGCAGGTAGATTTGAAAAGGTTCCTGCATCAATTAAAGATCTTAGTGTAGCTGTTGCAGTTTTTGATAAACCACCAATCATATGTATTAATCCAAAACCATAAAAACCAAGACCAGGTAAAAATTTAAAATGTACAAAGTAATCTATTTTTTTTCTAAGTGGATCACCCTGTTTGTAATTTCTTCTAATAGATAAAACTTCTTTACTACCTTGATCTAGTGTTACAATGTAAGGTAATTTAATTCCTGTCATCTCTCCAGACTCAGGATCTAAATCTTCAAAACCTTCTAAGTCTAAATCAACATGAAACTCTAAGATTGTAAAATCATTTTCATCTTTTGTTTTTTTAACGCCTTCTAACTCTAATTCTTTTTTATCTATATCTGTGTCTTGTGTGTAACCAGGTTGAATTTCTATATCTCTGTAGAAACCAGATACTTGTTTTTTTCTTAAATCGTTTTCTGACATTTTTAATCTATGTACAACTGCTTCTGCATCTTCAATAGATGTAGCTGTGTACGGAACTATCAAATCATCTGACGGTACAAATTTAGAAACGGCTCTGTCCATTAGTTCATCGTAATAAACTTTTTTGAAAGCAGAGCCGCTAAGAGGGAGATAAAAAAGCATCTGATCGAACTCGGGTTCATACTCTTTCATCTTATTCATGAGCTGATAGTTCATGAAATTTTTTACTCGTGTGGCTTGGTCTTCTTTTTGTCTGTTGACTACACCTAAAATTTGAGTGTGTACTGGACCTTTAGCCGGAAGTAATTCTTTGTAAGCTTGTGCTTGAAACTGTGTGACTGCTTCTCCTAACACCGGGTGTGTTACACCTGAAGCTCCTGCAAATGGTTGTGTTCTATCTTCGTATTTAAATCCTAATAAATCTAAACCTTTTACATAACTATCTTCCCACTCTTTACGAGAAGCTTTGTAATTCATATAATTATTAAAAAGATCTGATCCTAATTGACCTAAAATATCTTCAGGTAATAGGTCTGCTAAATTATCAAAATGTGAATCTGTGTCTGGTTGATTAACTTTGTTTGGTTCAAAATTAATATCTACTGATCCGTCTTCGTTTTCTTGTACGTCTACGCCCTCACCACCTTGTGACTCTGCTACTTTTTCTTCTGCTAAAGCTACTTCTTCTTCGCTAGGCGTTGTTACTTTTGACTCTACTACGTTTGGTAGAGCTTTGTCGATTGTTGACATTCTTTTTCTCCGAGTTCTTTACTACTATAATCTTTTTTCCAGGCACATTCAACCCCTGTGGATTAGGTCCGCTTTTTGGGGGTGGTCCCCCTCCTGGAATTAGTTTAACCATTAATCGTCTAATAAATTAATACCTTGTATACCTAAAGATAGTCCAAGTCCAACAATACCTGCTCTTGATAGTGCACCTAATCCAGCTCTTCCTAAACCTAAACTAGCTGCCTTTCTTAATGTTGGATTTAGTCCTCTTGTAAGTTTTGGTGTTTGTTCAGCAAATAAAGCAGGCACATAATTCATTGGGTTTGTTGCTATATCTAGAGGTGAGTCTCCTTCTGATACCTGTCTTGTAATATCTAATGCAGCTAATGGTGCTAATAAACCAGGGGTAGATGCAACTCCTAAACCACGTCCTAAAGTTCTAAATCCTGTTTTTACAACACCTGGTCTTTTTTTCTCAACACCAAGACCTCTTGATTTACTAGCTTTGATTGTTGATGGTGCAGCTAATGCTGTCGATCCTGCAACAAGTGCACCTGCCGCTGGCAATTGATAATCTAAAATATCGGGTTTATCAAAGTCTGTTGCGATAGGACCCATTGCCATTTCAACCAACATACTTTTTTGTTGGTCTTCATTTGATAAATAAGTTGTTGGATCGTTGTTGTTAAATTCTTTTACAATTGCTGCTCCAACTGTTCCAGCAACACCAGCTAATGTAAATCTTTTTACTCCTGGTGATTTTAAAAATCCTAATGCTGCGTTTTTAACTTTTGTAACTGCAGTGCTTGAGTCTTCGATGTTTGCAAGTTTTTGTGCAGATCCTACAGGGTCTTGTCTAATTATAGCTTCACAAGTATCAACAGGACCACCTAAAACTTTTCCGATTAAAATTCTACATGCACCTTTTGTGCCTTTAACATTTTTTATAAAATTTTTTAAATAATTTTCTGCAGCTTGTTCAGTTGCTTTTTGAGTTGTTGTTTTAGTTCCAAAGTAACCATCGTCTAATTTCATTCTTATTGGACCAACTTCTCTGTTGATTCTTTCTATTTCTAATTTAGCATCATCTAAAGAAATTGTTCCAGCTTTTAATGATTGAGATACTTTATCAATTTCTCTATTTGCATATCTAAATACAGGCTCCATCTTCCATGGATTATTTCCGATGCCATCTGGGTGATGTACCTCTGTTATATTAAATCTTTTTGCTCTTGAATTTACATATTTATTATACTCAGCTTCCGTAGGGACTACACCAGCTTTAAATCGTCCTGGTTCTGCCGCAAATAATTCTGCTCTTAATAAATTAACCTTAGTTCTATTTTTAATTGTTTCACCACTAGAAAGTCTTTTACTTCCAGTTTTAACTTGTGTGTCATAAGGTTCTGTAATTCTATTAAAAGCTCCTTCACCAAAAACATCATCAACCTGTCCCTTAAAATTATTCCACGTAAACACAGGTTGTCCAGGTAACGCGGTATCAACAAATTTAACTCTTTTCCAAGCAGGAACTCCTGCTTTGTTAGTCATCTTCCAATCTACTTTTCCTTGTTTGTTGATAGGAATATTACCGTCTGCAAACTCTCCAATTATTTTTATTCTGTCTCCTCTATATGATGATCGATATAAACCAGCCCAAAGTTTTTTCTCACTATTATTACCAAATGGAAAACCACCTATCTTTGTTTGTTCTTTTTCCATAGTTCTAATAGCGTTTGCAAAGGCTCTGTATTTATTTTTACCATCAGCATTAACAGCTGTTTCATCAGGGTTTGCTCTTAACCATGCTTCACCATTTTGAAAATTTCTTATTGTTTCTATAACTTCAGACATGGGATATTTGATATTACTTTGTCTACCAATCCTAGCTATGGATAATACATTTTCTCCTTTACCACCTGTAGTTAATTTATTTATTCTTTCTATGTCGGCTGGTTTAATTAAACTTTTTACATTTAGAGCATCAAAAACTTTATTAGCGGTAGTCATTCCTTTTACATTACCTATCATGTCTTTTACGCCACCTGTTCTACCTAAAAGATAATTTCTAATTTGATATCCAAAGGCGTTATTTCTACCCATAATTTTTAGCCAGTTTTCTGGAGTTGGGTTTTTTAACCATTTCTGTAATTTTCTAAAACCTTCCTCAACACTTCGTTTATTTTGACTAATAGATACACCAGGAGCTAATTCAAAACCTTTTGGTAAGGTTACATTTCTGCCGAAAATTTTATATGTATATGTTTGATTAGGATCACGACGAGCCATTAGACCTCCAGGATCTTGGCTAAGCCACCGCTTTTAAATCCTATTGGGCCAATGCCTAGTCTTTTTTGTATATCTTGTATAAAATCTGGAAAGTCATCTGGATTTCTTAAAACTTTATGTAGTTGTTGAAAGTATGCTGTTTTTTCTTTACCAACCAAAGTTTTATCTGATCCTAAACTTGCAAACAATCTTGATATATCTTTAGCCTCAATACCATATTTACGTAAAGCTTGATAACCCATCTTACCAC